TTGAGTAGATGGGTTGGATACGAAATCAAATGCTATTAACTCAAAATCATTTTGTACTTCTTGAGCTTCTTCACCATCTGTAGATTCTTTTACTGTTTCTACTGAACCAACTCCCCTTGAAGAAATTCCAAGTTTAATACCATTTCTAAATAATTCTCTTAAAATATTTCCACTTGGTGTGGTTAATACTTCAACTGTTCCTACCAAATCATCACTTTTCCAGTGCATATCAGTAATATTATGTGATACATTAGCCAAATTAACTACAGAACTTTCTGGATGATCGAGTTCTCCCATAGCTCTACTCTCTTTAACAAAATTTTTATTATATGCATTTGCTTCACGCATTAAAATTTCTTTTGGATATACTCTACCATTTTGATTTTTAGATTCTGCTCGTTGTAAAACTCCACGAACAATTAATTTACCGTTATTTTCTTTAACGGATTCAGTAATTTGTTCTGGTGATATTTCAAATGGTAAATAATCTACTAATAGTTGTTTCATTTCATCTTCCTCACAATTCTTACTACATCTCGCATAAATTTAGTTACATTTTTCATATAAGACTTCTCCAATTCTGCCATAAGTTTATGGTTTACAGTATCTGCTTGCATCCTATCTTTCATATCATACATATGCTTTCGCATTTTACTTTCTGCGGTAAGCAATTTCCGTAAAATTAAATCGGCCTTCCGTGCATCTCCAGCACTTTCAGTTTTAAACGGCTTCATATCCTTATCAGTATAAACCTTACCAAGAATTATATCACTCAACTTCATGATTTTTCCTTTAATAAATCTATTCTTAACTTCTCAAGTTTTTTAATCCATATATCTACGAACTGTACTAGCTCTATCTTAGAAGTTTCAGTTCTTAATTTCATAAAAGCAAATTTACTTGCTTTTTCTCCAGCTCGAGCTAGCTTTTTAACATAAACCAAACTAGCCTTATTATTCCAAGGCTCACTCATAAGATTAATTAATAAAGTTTACCAACTTTATGAGCTATTTTAACTAACCGTTCACTAATTTTTCTCATTGCAGAATGTGTTCGTTTCCAATAGGATGTAGAATCAACCCCCATTTCATTCTTCAATCTAACATTCATTTTTATAAGTTTATCTATTTCATCCAATGCGCCCTTAACTTCTCGCATTGAAAGACCAATTTTTTGCTTAGCAGATAAAGAATCATCATTTCTCCAATCATGATACTTACCTTCTTTCAAAGCTGCTTTAACATTTTCTCTTTTGATACCAATAATTCTATCTTGTAAAGCATCAACTCTAGCTTGCGCTGCTTTCTGTCTCTTTAAAGCATTCTTTGCTTTATCTACAAATTTACCAGAATGTTTTTTTACATCATCTCTATGTTTTGCAACTTTATCCATTTCAGCTTTCATTCTTGCTCTTAACGCAGAAATATCAGCTGCCTCTTTTATTTTTTTCTTCCTAATCTTTTTTCCACTAAATGCATTTGGTGTCATATAACCTGGAGTGGCAGAAGAAACACTTGCTTCTTCAAGCTCTTGTTGAATTAATTCTCTAACTAATTTCTTAAAAGTATCTATTTTCATTTTATTTCTTTCAGTTCATTAACTAAATCGTAATACCGTAAAACTGAAGTTAATGTTATTTCATCAACGTGCTTTTTCTGTTTTATTTCTTCAATCTTATTAATAGCCCCTTTAAGTTTAATACTTGTAACTTCATCTTTAATCTTAGGACGATGTCTTTCTAATACAGTTTTAATTGAATCTAACTGTTTAGCAACAAATTCTTTTAATTCTGAATTATTAGAAACATTATAAATATACTTTTTAAGAATACCCTTTTGCTCTGTTGTCAAAGTAGAATATTTAGTATTAAATTTATCTACTAATCTCTTATATGTAAGTAATCTAACATCAGCATCACTTTCTTTAAATTCTTTGAAAACTTCCCCATCAACTTCTTCTTCTTTAACTTTCTTATAAGATATATTTTCTAAAATAGTATACTTACTATTTACTTTGGTTACTGGATTTAATTCTTTACCAGTACCCGCATCTGCAAATAAATTATATACTGAGGCATAAAATCTATAATTTGGTAATCGTGTTTTAAAAAATGCAGTTGTATCAAATACTGTTTTAATTTCTTTTACAAGATTATAAGTTTCTTTTCTCAATTTAGCATTAGATAATTTTTTCCTAGCATCTATTACTATTTCTAACAAATCTTCAGCTTTTTTAGAATTATTAGTCTTTTTATTCTGTAAAATGTTATATAATTCCAATTCTTTTGATATTTCTGTATCTTTTCCGAAATATTCTTTTAAAATATCTACTGCAATCCCATCTTTTTTATCTCTTAATACATCACTTGTCAACTGACGTGCCAAAAGTTCATATAAAATACCAATATTCTTAAATTTCGAGTGTTTTACTCTAGCCATAGCTATGCTCCAATAATTATTGTGTTATTACCTAACTATAAATATATTCATAGTTAAAAATACACTATTTATGAATCTTTAGTTGAATCTAATTCTTTATTATACTCTTTCTTTAATTCTTCCGATTCACTTATCAACTGTACACCTTTTTTATCCATTTTTGAAAGAGTTTTTTTCATTGAATCGTAATGTGCTAATGCCATATTACCAATTCCTTTACTAGCACGTTTTTTATCATTACTACCTAATGGATCTCTACCACGTGCACTACCATCTTTACCGTATTTAGGATTTTCTTTTGGTTTTCCTGCGCCATTCCATCCGCCTGGAGGTGAACCACCTTCATCTTCTAATTCGTGTCCAGTTCTACCCATAGCTAAATCTGCTGGTGTACCTTGCGATTGCCCTGATTTATCTGGATCATTTCCCTCATTTTCTATCTGAGCTCTGCGAAACTTCTGCTTATAATCAAATACAATTTGTTCATCCTGTTTTTTAATTTGTTTTGATGTAAAATTAAAAATATTTTTATAAATCCAATCTGTAGAAACTAAACCATCTTGTATCATAGATGATGCTAATTGTGTTTTACTATTCCACAATTCAACTTTCTCTGTTTCATAAATTGTAGATGGATTTGTTAATGTTAATTCAAAGTTTACCAACTCTGAATCTTGGAATCCTTGTGAATATAAATGAACAATAGCTATTTTAGTTAACTCTGATACTGTGATTCTTTGTAATCTTTCTATTGTTCTAGCAAACCGTACATCTTCTGCGGCAAGAGTTGCTTTTGCTCCTAAGCCTTCTTCATATCCAAGAAATGCTTTTGGTACACGAAGTGCTGCCATCATTTTATTTCTTAAATATTCTATATCCTCTACTGCATCATAAGTTAGCCCTGGCATTGATTCTATTGATGTTCCACTATCTCCACCACGAACTGGCATAAAATAATCTTCTGCTATATTTTGCATATTATATCTAAGATTATATTCACCTGTTGCTTTATCTATAACAGGAGATTTTTTCATCTTATCTACAATTTTATTCATATAGTTATCAACTTCATTTGGCGGAATATTACCTATATCAATTTTGAAAACTCTCTTTTCTGGTGCTCTCATAATTCTATGAATTAACATAGCATCTTCCATAAGACTTAATTGTTTCCAAATCTTACGACCACCTTCTACCATAGATTTACCATATGGTAAAAAATTAGTATCAGATAACATTCTGAAATGTGCAATCTCAAAATTTTCATATTCAGTTTTAACGGCACTAACTGAATGACGTGGATCTCCACTTTCCTGTATAAATTTAACATATTCTGGATTTTCTGGATCAGTATTCTCCATCCTTGAAATATCATATGGAGAAAGTGGTTCTACATTTGTAATACCATACTTTTCTTGAATTTCTAATCTTAAAAAGAAATCACCATACTTACACATATTACGAACCCAAGGCCACAAATTAAATTCTATATTTAAAATATCATAAAATAAATTATTTAATATTGTTTTAATATTGTCGTTATTAGATTGTACTGTTAAAACTTCTCCGTACTCACTTTTCATAGTAGATTCGTCTGCATAGATATCTAATGCAGAACCTATAATTGGATCTAAATCCATAGCTTCATAATCTTTAAACAATCCTAATCGCATTGTTTTAATTAATCCCGTATCGCTATAACCACTTAATCCAATTCCCTTATGTAATTTAGTATATCTATCAATTAAATTAGATTTGGGTGTAGCTTGCATTTCGTCAGTATCAACTACTCGTAATTTTTTCCCACCAACGTTTCTTACAATTACGTTTGTAGAAAATAATCGTTGTAGTCTACTAAATAATGATGTATCAGCCATATTTTACCTCTTAATTATAAAAGCCAATCAAGACTTTCTTTCTTTCCTTTTAATTCCCACTCCCAAGTTTCTTGTTCAGGAGTTTTATTAGTATAAATGCCATTAGCAGAATTTACCGAATTTATACTATTTAAAGATTTTTTCTGTAATTCGATACCTTCTGCTTTTAACCTTAAAGCAGTTTCTCTTATCCAAAGTGCAATTCCATATGAAATTACTAAATCATCGTTATATCCAGACATAGCTTCTGCGCGTTGTCCATTATATATAAATACGAATAATTCATCAATTAATCTCCTGGAATTAACTTTTACAAGCTTCTCTCTAAAAAATTCTTCTAATTTAGCAATAACTAATGGTCTTGTTTTCATTGACATAGTAAATCCAGGAACTAATTGTTTGTCTTGCCTATAAAGTTTATTTGATACTTGTCTTTGTGTATCTACCCACTTTAAATCTTTTGACATATAAAATAAATTATGATACTCTCTATCAATTATCTGTTGTATTGCTGCCCAACCAATATTGTTATTCTCCACAACAAGTAATGCTTCATTATATTCTTGAGCTATATTAACTAACATATTACCAAAATCTCTTGTAGATATAGCTCCTTTATATTCTGCTACTTGCTCTAAAGTCTCCATTTCAAGAATATGAAATGCTGAATAATCTGTTCCATCTCCTCTTGCTACATCTGCACATACTATATAATCTTTTGAATAGTTTGCTGGCTTCCATATCCAAAGATTAGAATCCACTCCACGCTTTTCTACTGGTTCACAAACATTTATATTTAATTGCTCTTCTAATAATATACCATCAATAACTGATTGTCCAGAAGTAATAAAATCACAATCACATTCTTGTGCTGCTAATGAAGGACCTAACAATTTATCTTGATCATCTCTCCACTCTTGTTCTCTCTCAGGATGTACAGTCCAATGAAGTTTCATAAAATTAAAATCATTCAAACCATCTTCTGCATCCATCCAAGTTCTGTGAAAC